CATTTCCCTGCACCTTTCTTCGATTATCAACGCTGACAATTTAAACCTCTTATTTAGTTAAGCCGCGCTATCGCGCAGCCATCAGAACACAGTAAACTTTATGCAAAAAAAGCTGGACGGAAACCGAGGCCGCTGTCCGAGTTCGAACGCGCGTAGTTGAGGCTGAGCGCCGCAAGCCCGGCGATAGCGCCGCTGCCCCAGTTGCCACCACGGAGCGGTGCTCTTTGCCCGTCGTTATTTACGTAAATCCTCCCTTGCAGCGTGCTGCTAGTTGCAGTTTCCAGCAGCAACCTTCTCATTAGCTCATTCGGTACATAAGCTGCATCTTTTGTGATTGATTTAAAATCACTGTTTACACTAGATGTGACTGTTACTCGATTATGCAACTTAACTGCTCCGCCCGCAGCATCATAAAATGCAGGTTGAGACGCCCAGCTCAGCTCTTGAGCGCCAGGATTATTATCAATTGTTGTTTTTATTTGTCCAGACTCAAGCATCATCTGATCTTGCCACTCCCACACGTTCCCAACTAGATCATGCACTCCGTGCGCGGTGTGATCATGGGTCCATGTAGCAGGCCCTTTTCCCGTATCCGTCCGGCCCGTACCAGCAGAATCGCCTGGCGCTCCGCTGTCTGATCTTCGTGCTGTTTCAAGTAGCCTATCATGCGCACGCCCATAGTTTGTATTACCCCGAGGAACTGTGTCATTAGCTAATGACCATAACGCAATAGCAGCCCACTCATGAACTGACATCAGGTGCCAATTTATCCCCTTTCCCGTGCATCGAGCCTTGGCTTGATCGTAATTAACGTTGGTTAACGGCTGAACGCCTCCGACTACAGAGCACGTTTCCCCTCCAGCGCTTGCGAGATATTTCGCAATCAATATTTCACCTCTTGCAGCTCCATTGGTTAAAAACGCTGTAGGAGTCCCAGCCCCAAGCTGCAAATCTGACAACCCTAGGTCTTGATAATTGAATCTGGGGATGACAACCATCACATTTGGGTTTCCTTGATTGTCATAAATTACCGTATTACGTCCGCCAGACAAGGCTTCGACCTCTTGACGGCGTGGATCTTTTATCAATATTTGCAAGCCGGACTTATCAATCACTTGACTATCGCCACTCGTACCAACAGTACGGCTTGCCGCGTTCTCAGACTGTGAAAAATTAGAATTAACCTTTTCAAATGCGTTTCTGGCTGCGTCACCACCAACACCGCTTGGCGCCGTTCCCAAATTGATTGTTGCTATAGTCATAGGTAACTCCAATAGATTGATTAAGGATGAAATGTTTGCTCAAAGGTAGCGGTTATGCGGTACATTCCGCTACCTAATGGGGTGTTTGCGTATTGAATAACTTTCCACAGCGACATCTCTCCAAGCGGGGGAGTCCATGCAAAAGCTTTGAATCCTTGGTGATCATTAAAGAAGCTCAGGATTTCTTCCGATATGGCTTTGTTTTTGGTTAACGTTAGCGGCCAACTTTGAATTTTGTTATTGGTACCATCGCCCACAGACTGGCTGTAACCATCGCCAAATTGAGCGGTTCTAGTTCGATATTGGACTTCGCCAGTGGCGCCGTTGTCTGGTACCCATGTGAACACTTGTGCTGCCATTAGCGGTATCCTCCAGCCATACTTCGACCAATTTGTCCGTTGGGGCGTAAATCTTTTGCCAGCAACTCTCGATATTTTTGCTCAACAAATTTACCCAGTTCGCTGCCGAACTGATTTAAAGCAGGGGTATCTGCTTTCGTTGTGGCATTACCACTTTGATCAATGTTGACCTCAACATGCACAACACTCGCGCCAGCCGTTGCCGAGGCTGGCACGCCGTTATAGGCTGCGCCGCCAACTATGCCGCCATTGGCGTAGCCTTTATTGCCTTTGCGCATGGCTTCCACTGTGGCCACGCCGCCAGCCGCTGCGACATCACGCTGAGACCAAACCACCTCGCCTTTGTGGACAATGCCTGCAGGCTCATACTTGCCGCCAGCTCCGGTGTAGCCCCCCTCTGAATGACCATTAGCCATCCAATCTTGATAAGCTGACCCAGTGTAATCTGATGCAGAGCTTCCTGCACTTGCACCACCAGATATAAAAGCGCCAAAGATATTGCCAATAAGACCTGCGGCAGCTTTAGCCATTGCTATTTTTGCCATGTCAGCAATGATGGATTTAGCGAGCCCGGCAAAATCTGCTTTACCAGTAGTCACAAAATCGGTAAGTGCGTCTGTCATTCCGCCAAATGCACCATCCATTAATGTTTTAGTTTGTCCAGCCATGTCGGCTGCTGCATCAATGTAGTTTTGCATTGATGAACGGGCGCCATTAGTCCAGTCGGCCTGTTTGGCATCAAGTGCTGAATAGTATTCATCTTGAACAGCTAATCGCGCTGAAAGGTTATCTTTCAACATGGTGAGCTGTTGCTGATATTCTTCGTCGGTGGTTCTGCCAGCGATGTTATCTGATAACGCCTTACCTTGAGCTCGCTCTACATCACGCTCAACCCCTTGGCGATCACCTAGACGCTGCTGTGCTTTGTCGCCAAGGCCAAAGGTGGCGAGTTTATCAGCGTTGCGCTGTTGTTCTGCGGCGAGGTTAGCCGTGAGATTGGAGCTATAGCTTTGCAGGCGGATTGATTCATTACGCTTTTGAATTTCGTCATCGAGTGCAACATTTTTTTCGAGTTGGGCGCGGATCACTGATTGCTCTGCCAACAAACTTTTTTGTTGGGCGGTTAGCACATCTTTATTTTTAATATCGGCGATTTGCTGCTCAAACTGCACTAACTCTTTTTGTGACTGAGTGAGCTTGATATTTAACTCTAGCTGACCTTGCAAGCCTGCTTGAGTTTCGCGTAAACGCATGAGGTACGTGGTAGCCGCATCGTCCGCAAAGGCTTTGGTCGTTTTAGCAGTGTCTTTAAACTTTTCTTCTATCGATGCCAGGTCACGTTTGATTTTTTCAGGATCAAGCAAGGCGCTATTAGCATCACCTTTTCGCACCTTTTCGATATTGTCGTTATATTCTTTTATTGCTTTAGTGCGCTTTTGCTCATTAGTGAGGGTTTCATTGGTGACTTTAGCAATAGCACGTTGAGCCTCAATTGAGTCTTGATTTATTTTGGCACGTTCGGCTTGTTTTTTTGCTAGTTTTGATTCAAGATCAATTTGATCACTGATTTGCTTATTTTCATCTTGAAGAACTTTCATTAACGCCGCACGACGAATAGCTTCCCCGCCAGAACCTTTGCCTTTAGCGCCTAATTCGAAAATCTTTTGAACATTAATAGCTAATTTATCATCAAGTGTTTCAGGCCTACCAATCCCAGCAATCTCATCCCACGCTTCGGATGCTGCATCTTTTACCCCTTTCCAACTTCTCTCAACATAACCTAGATTAGAAGTGATATCGCTGGTGCGATCGCCTATTGCATCGCTATAAGCCTTAAATGCCAGGTCCGCTGCTTCTGTTGATTTACCTGATTCTTTAAGCGATACGATCTGTTCATAAACCGCGGCAGTTAGGAAGTTATATTTTTTATTAAGTTCTTCGACAGCCTTTACTGGGTCATCGGCTAATTTAGCAAACTCAGCAACAGTATCAGCAACGGCTTTTCCCGTTACATTCTCCATTTGTACGGCTGCTAAACCAACTAACTCGATTTGATTGGCAGTAAATTTACCGGAGCTAGCCACTTCAGCTAATGCAGCTGCAGCTTGTCGCTGACTACCGCTAATACCATCGATACGTTTGGCGGCATCCATTAGTTGATCGGAGGTTGTGCCAGCTGAATTACCAGTAAGAATAAGCGCATTACGAAGTCGATCAGCTTCGATACTTCCTTGATAATAAGCAAGGGTTAATATCGCTACTGCAGCTGCACCAATAGTGAATGGGTTTACCATGCCTGCAACGTAACTGCCCATGGCTTTGGCGGCTGGACCTATACCGCCAAACATATCTTTTAACTGGCCACCTTGTTGCAAAAATACTGTTAACGGGTTTTGACCACCTTGAAGCGATACGGCGATGTCGGTAAATTGTGCCGGTAAGCCACGCGTTGCAAATGCCATTTGCTTGGCAGATAGGCCTGCTTTATTAAACTGGATATCTGTTTTATTAAGCTGAGCACCTGTTCTACCAAGCTCGCTACGCATTTGTGAAAGACGTTTTGAATATAGGTCATATTCACTTCCGGCTAATGTTCCTGCTTCTCGATGTTTTTGAAGCTGCCGCTCCATTTTATCAAGCTTGGCGTATTCTGCGACAAGCGGATCTATCTGTCCCATTAATCGGACTAAATCATTTTTCTGCTTGGCCGCTGCTCGAGCAACTTTATCGAGTGACCGCTCAGCTTTATCCATTCCAGCATTGAAGCTGCCTGTTTCAGCGATCATATTTAGCGTTAGCGTACTTAACGACCGATTAGACATTAACTTGCTCCATTATTGGTGCCATCCTTGGCATTATTTTTAATTACGGTTTTTTGATTGCACTGGCTTGAAGCATGACGAGTACATCGTCAATGCTGGCATCTTGAGGTTGCTGGTCTTCTACTTGGCTGAATAGCATGAACGCGGATAACTCAGCTTTACCGCCGTTAATGGTATTAATGTGATGCATTTGAGCTGCCGCGATGAGTTCTTGGCGTAATTGGAAACTTAAAGGACCATACTTTTCGCGATACGCTATCCAGTAAACAACTTCTTTGTGGGTTAGGTTTTGCTTGGCTTGATCAACGGTTCTTCCGCCAACGCCGGCGAGGACGAGCTCGTGCCAGAATTCGTCGTCGGCGGTAAGGATTTTGGGTCAGGTTTGAGCCCTATGCCATTCACTTCATTTATGGCGCCAATCAATGCCATACCAAGCGAGTCACAAATAGGACCGTGAGCAGCATTACCAATAATGTCGTCAACACTAAATAATGGCGTGCCCTCTTCATCAACAATGCTTGAAACAATGCGAGAGGTCAGCGAATCAACACCCGTGTGGTAGTGATTAGCTTCTATATTTGCAGTAGAAAATGATTTTTTACGTACAAAAATAACAGCGCTGACAGCTTCGCCTTTATCGTTAAACCACGATATTTCTCGTTGTTCAGGATTAACGGGAGAAAATGAGCCAGATTGGATTAGGCTAGCAACACTTAATTTCATAGTATTTCCTTGGTGTATAAAAATGCCCAAAGGGTAACCAATGGGCTATCTAATATAAGTTTATGTTTTAGGTACCAAGATTGGGTCACCGGAAACTTGAATGCCTACCGTTGATTTAACAACGTCGTTTTGTGTAAAGCCAAATGGGTAAGCAGTCATAAAGCCTTCGAACGTTATCCATGTTCTGGTTGGTGGTAATACAAAATCATCGGCTAAGAATGTTGGCGGTGTACCGACTGCATCAGACCAACCAAGTGCCCATTTAAGTGTGGTACCCGCTGTTTTTAATTGGTGCAAACGTAAGTGACTAGGGTTTTTGGGATCAACGTTGATACCAAACGTTGCCGCGCCTGGTGATTTGAGGCCTGATACAAACTCACGCGCCAACGCTTCTAATGGGGTGGTTTCAATTGAATCAACGGCGCTATCAATACCATCGATACTCGTGACGGCAGTAATGACTAAAACGGAATCATCTTCCGGATCGATTGCATAGAGCTGGGTGCCCTGTGTTTTCATACTCATGTGTTTTGCTCCTAACAATAAACCTTGCGGCAGATACAAAAAAGCCTCTGCGGTTGCAGAGGCTTGGGGTAAATAAAGAGTTAATTTTAATAACGGCTAACTATCCAGTCCACATCAAAACTATGGCGATAATGGCCTGTTTGTTCGTCTCGACTATCACCGTTAAAGCTTGTCGTGTAAGCATCTAATTCAATGGCTGTTCGTATTGCGTCACCCACATTTGATGCTGATGAACCGGACTCGGCATATACATCGACTTGCAAACTGAACGTGTCCGTATCAGGTCTTCCTGATACGTAGTTTTCAGGACTACCGCCAATGGCTTGCCAAACCGCATAAGGTTTGACCACATTTTGTGGCGCTTGTCCAAATGGATACAGCCGAGTAGGATTCGTCCCTAACAATTGCGTGACAGCTACACTTGCGGCGCAAACTGAAAATATGGGCACTAGACTCATGACAATGCCTTATCAAGTTCTTTGTTGAACTCGTTGATAAACTTATCTGTTACTTGGTTAACATTATTAGCTAGAGCGGGGCGCATAAATGGTTGAGCAGCAGCTCGTTCGGTACCGAGTTCAACTAAGTGCCAGTGCGGAGTATTACCTTTAGCACCTTCATCTTTATTGGGTACAGGAATTCGTCCACGTTTACTGGACACCCCCACGCGATACATAATTACCCCTTTTTGACGATAAAGTTTGCTGGCAAACTGCAAGGTGACGTTATCGCGGATGCGTCGACCCGTTAAAGGATCGTCAACTGAGAGCGCGTTTTGCTGAGCGGATTTTTTTACAATACCTGCCGCTTTGCGTAATGCAGTGCGGGTACCAGTATCATTAACGGTTTGGCTGACCTTATTCATTTTTGCTTTGACGTCTTTTACGCCAATCAAACTAAACTCAAATGATGCAGACATATTAATTACCTTGGTTAACACCATCTTTGCAACGAAGTCGCCACTCTTGACGCCCTGTTAAATCGGTTTCAATTGAATGGATGCCATATACCCTGCCGTCCCACAATATTCGGCACTGATAAAATAGGCTGATATCGACTGGAAACCAGCGGAGGTTAATTCTTGCAGTTGTTTCGGATTGCTTGGCATCGGCAGCAATAAATTCACGACCAGCACCGGTTAACACTTCAGCTGGCACGCTATTGAGTGGCTTTAGGCCAAGATAAAGCGTTTGCCATCCTGCAATTTCTTCGCCTGTTTGCGGATCTTGTGTTTTTTCAGGCTGCTGTAAATGAATGCGATGGCGTAGTCGATGAGATAACATTAAATACCCCAGCCTATTCGATATGGCGTTAATTTTATTTCAGCAGCAAGACGCAGTTTTGGCACATCATCTGGAGCAGCTTGATAGTTTGCTTGTAGCAATATCATCACTCCCATTGTCACGCTGGGTGGCAGCTTGCCCGTTGCTTCCACAACCAAAATAGACAGGGATTCCCTTCCCAAGAATTGGCAGGCTTCATCTTCAGCGGCATCGAGCAAAAGTTGTAGCTTGTCATCATCTTCATCATGAATGACATCGAGGTACGGCTTTGCTTGGATTAATGTTATAAGGCCCACTGATGACTCCTACTCACTATTTTTTATGCTTTAGTCTTTTTGCTGGTATCAGCTTTAGCCTTTAATGCAGCTTCTTCATCAGCCTTAGCATTTAACGCAGTCTCTTCGTCAGCTTTAGCCTTTAATGCTGCTTCTTCATCAGCCTTAGCATTTAACGCAGTCTCTTCGTCAGCTTTAGCCTTTAATGCTGCTTCTTCATCAGCCTTAGCATTTAACGCAGTCTCTTCGTCAGCTTTAGCCTTTAATGCTGCTTCTTCATCAGCCTTAGCCTTTAACGCAGCCTCTTCGTCAGCCTTAGCCTGTAAAGCAGCTTCATCTTCTGGGGCGTGATCTACCATTCCAAGCGCTTTTAGTTCATTAAAGTTGTGCTGTTCAACCTCAAATGGTTTTGATTGTTTTGTTTTCACTTCTTTTACGAAATAAAACGATTTAAGTGCAATAGCCATAACTATAGCCATGGGAGTTCTCCTATAAAAAACAATAAAGGCTGAACATTGTCAGCCTTTAATTGATTTACTTATCAGTTAAGTGATTTGATTACTTTGGGCATATTCACTTATACGAAGGTAAAGTCACCCGTTACAAATGCTTCTGGACGATATACCGCTAACGCTAATCGCTCTTCTGCACGAATACTGACCATATTGTTTTCAAAATCTTTGTCGTTCTCGGTTGAGATTAAGACTTCAATATCCATACGGTCATAAATTTGTGCACCCATTTGAAATGCACCCACTAAGAACTCGTTTTGAACAATAGACTGAGTTTCAACCACTGGACGGTTCCAAAGCGTTGGTGATGTTTGGCCTTGTGGCTTGCCGATTAAGTAATTTTTATTACTGTCTTTAAGCATTTCAATAACAGCCCAATCAATTGGGTTGAGCACAATACCGTCTGCCGCATACTCAGCTAATGCTGCTTGCAGTAATGCAAGACGAATACGGTCAATATGCTGCTCGGTATCGACGTTTGCACCAGTTGGCTTAACGTAAGTACTAGCCTGCGGGATAATGCCGTGTAAGTTTGCACCGGTGTTATTGCCATAAAGTAGTTGTAACTCTTCTTTAAGCATTAACCCGTATTTTGCACGAGCATTGATAAAGCTTTGTAATTGTTTTGCATCGTCTAATATTTGACGACTGCCTTTAAACATATGAGCAATAGTGCGAACGGCATTGTTAACTAAACCAAAAGTGATGTCTGAATAGGGTTTACCGGTGTTTTCTGCTACGGGCGCAGCATTGTTAGTAAAGCCTGTTTCTTTGACGTATTCAACGCTGTTACTTTCTGTTTCACCTGGTGCAATTAAGTCACGAATAGTTAAGCGGCGCTCTGGGCCAGCCACAATACCAGCCATACGATCTGGTCGAACTAATGCGCCACCTGAACCACCAGCAGAGGTAATAGCAGAACGTGGCATACCAACACGACGACTACCACGGAATGAGCTATTAACACCTTCCATCTCTTTGTCGTTAGCTACCCGCTCGCCAATTGACATTTCGTGCTCTTCTTCGCGACTTTCAGGACCTTTTAACAGTTTTTGTTCTGCTTCTTGTAAGCGAGATTGTAAGGCCCCCTGCTCTAACAGGAGCTTATCGACTTTATCACGCGTTTCAGCATGCATTTCACCAGAAGCCTTGATCTGCTTGTTGGTTTCTTCTGCTGCTGATTTAATTTGATCACCAATCTTGGTCAGATTAGTGCCTAGTTCTTCAACTTGTTTTTCAAAATTTGGGTTCGGCATTGTCGCCTCCAGTTATTTAATTAAGATAGTTTTTGACGCGCTAATTAACGCGCTTAGATCAGGGGCGACAGCGTTTTGCGTATCGGACACATCAGCACCTGGCTTGATGCCGCCAGCAGCGCTCGGCGTGCTGGACTTTAAATCTTGTAATAGTTGACGTCGCTCAGTGCGCGGAACGCCTGCTTTGGCCATGGCCGCATCCACTTTACGGAGTGAGTTGGCATTAGCGTTGTCGGTAGACTCACCAATTTCATCGGCAGATAACGTGCCTGATGCAAAACCTAACTCGACGGCTTTTTTGCCACGAATAAAGGTTTCTTCATCCATCATTTTGGTAATGGCTTTTTCACTTTGGTCGCTACCTTCTACATATAAATCAACCATGGCAGCGTCAAACTCTTCCATATCATCTGCCACGTTTCTTAGTGCATGGCGATTACCTACTGTGTACACCCAACAGTTGTGGATCATCAGGAAAGCAGAACTGGCAATAAAACGCGCATCATCGGCTCCAGCCATATAAATAACGGATGCAGCAGAAGCCGCCAGGCCGAGCACTTTGGTAGTGACTTTGCCTTTGTGCTCAAGAAAGCGATTGTAAATAGCAATACCTTCGAACATATCGCCGCCAGGTGAGTTGATATAAACCGTGACATCGTTATCGTTGCCAATACTGCGCAATGCGGCATCTATACGTTTTAACGTGACACCATCGCCGTACCAGTCTTCGCCAATGATGCCGTAAACAGTAATAGTCGATTCAGTGTTTTCAACAGCGGCTTGAATGGCTGGATTCCACAGTTCTTGCGCACGCGGAGATATATCGCAGCGCACTCCGCTCTGCGTAAAACTTTTTGGAAATGGCATGGTTTACTCCTGCTTGTCTTTGTCTTGGTTAAGCCAGTTCATTAACGCAGATTGCGCTTTGTCTGATTCGGATTGAATACCAAGCTGATCGATTGGTGATAAGTTGGTTTGAACGGTTAGCACATCGGCATTACCGCCACGACGCGGTAAGTTTTCTTTAACACGACAATCATCACGGGTGTAAATGCCGTTTTGGGTCATTTTGCTGTAGAACTCAGCACGCGATCCGCTATCACCACGAAGCAGTGCTTCAAGGTTGTATTGGGCATATTGGTTTTGGCGCTGCGCAGGAGTGAGCAAGTTGATGTAAATTGATTGTTCTATGCGGCGTATCCACGACGATAGTGTCAGGGTGACAAAGCCGATCATCTTTTGCTCTAACCCTGTGCCCCAATTACTGTCTTTCCCCCCATACCCAATCAGTGACGGGTCTACCAAAAACCAGCGACAGATTTCTTCTACGCTGTGATTTCGCGATTCAAGTAATTGAGCATCCTTTGGGTTTATGCCGATGAGCTCTGGCGTGATGCCTTGCTCTAATACTGGGGATTTACCCGCGTTCATGGCGCCAGTAATAGTTTTGACATACTCGCGGAATTCAGCTCGTTGTTCTGGTTTTAATACTCGGTCCACTTTAAAGGCGACGGTTTTAGTCATGCCGTTTTTAAAGGTGTTGGCGCTAACATCTTCGGCAGACATTGCACCACCAAATACATTGGCCCCGTATGAAATAGTGGATAAACCCATTAGTCCATCTAGCGAGAATGCTGGAATGTGCATCATGTTTTGTTTAAGAATTTGACGCTTTTTGCCTTTGCGGGGCGTATACCAGTAAATCAAACTGCCGTTATCGGCTAAATCAACATCTACTCGATTGGGCATTAAAAAGTCGAGGGCAATAATGTCGCTACCTGAACGATGTATTTCGATAAAGGCATTACCTTTCAATAGCAGTGACGCTAAAACCGCTTCCCAAAACTGCATTGATGTCATGTCGGCATTGGGGCGATGGCTTAGCACATTAGATAAGCTACTTTGAACTTGGATCCGTCCACCGTCTTTTTGGCGTTCGTACAAGCCCAGCGGCAACATGGCAACGGTTTCTGATATACGTCTAACGCATGCCCACACAGCAGCAAGCTGCATTGCGGTATTAACATTAACTGTTTTACCGCTTTTTGATGTGGCCATTAACTGTGACCAAAAGTCACCATCTGTTAGGCGCAATGTTGTTCCCATAAAGCCGCCTATTGATGCAAACGGCTGGTTCGCGGCCTTGGCTATAATACTTGTTAGTGAATTTGATGGTTTCACGCTGTCATTCCTTTACGTAAAAATGAAGCGCCAGCAAATGAAAATACCGAGGCCGCAACTAACGACCAGCCAAGGCCGAATAATATGTAAACGCCAGCAACGGCCAGTAATGAACCTGAAAGCGCCAATAAAATGAATAGTGCGAGTGGTAAGGTCATTAGTAAATTGGGTCCCGTATTGCTTCTAACCAATCTTCATCGTCATCAATGCCTTCAGACTCTAAAGCGGTTCCCACAGCCATTGCAGCGGCAACCACACCATCGATGCGACCGGTTGATTTTTTCTTGGTGAATATTCGATTGTCTTTGGCATCCGCTTCAAGCACTGCGCTTGCTGCATTCCACCTAAGACACGGATTGATTTTTATTTTGATTTCTTTATCGGTGATCAGCTTTTCAAATAGTTCGATTGAACGCGGCATCCAAAGGTTTGATTCAGATGCTTTGTAGTAACCTTGCCCGTGTTTAACCAGTGGGATATAGACGTTTGCTTCAACCAATACAGGCTCGAGGTAATTAATGCGGTATTGGTCGAAACCAATGCATTTAATGTCGAACTGTGCGGATAAATCGGCTATTCGCTCAGCAACAAAGCTGTAATCTACTGCATGACCTGGTGGCGCATGGATAAAACCTTGTTTTTCCCATAATGAATACGGCACGTTGTCGGTACGTTCGCGGTCTAAAAGCGTATCTTTTGGTGTCCAAAACTCTACTAGCAAGGTTTTAACCCGTGGAAAGTAAAGCCCTAGTGCGGTTAAATCCCTGGTACCCGATAAATCTAAGCCGCCGTAACACTCTTCACCGATGAGCTCGTTAATATCGATGTCATCTTCGCAGTCTGTCCACGTATCTGACGATAACCAAGGTGATGCAGAATCAACCCACTGACAAAAGTTAAGCCGGCGAACAATACTTTCTTTGGCTGGCATACCTTTAGCTTGAGTAACTTGCTCTCTCAAGTATTTATGATTGAATGTATGCCCAAGTGATGGGTTAGCCTTTGGCCAACAGCTCTCATCATTTATGGGGTCGTCGCCTTCATCTAACGAGCAGATAAAAGCGAAGAAGGAATCATCTTCTTTGGTACCAGCACAAATTGATTTACCGTATTCATGATATGAGTAACAAACGCTGGTACGGTCATGGCCTGAGTTGGTGATCATGAAGATCAACGCTTGTTTGCGGCCTTTGGTACCGGCTCGCATCATTTCTACAACGTTGTTGTTTTTGTGTTCGTGCACTTCGTCAATCAGGGCCATGTGTGGACGCGGACCAGATTGACCGTTATCTGAACTAATCGGTCTAAAAAAAGAGTTTTTAGCGATATACGCTAGGTTCCAAACACTTTGCCCTGTACCTGACTTTTTAAGTCTTGAGCTTAATTGAGGCGATTGATTGACCATTGAAACCGCATCGCGGAACAAAATCATAGCTTGGTCTTTTTTTGTATTATGTGTCGCTATATGTGACTTTGTTACCAAATACAAGTGCTTGGTTGAATCTACTTCAATACACCTTACTGGCACACTTTTGCAAGGCGTCACAGATCTGATGTATCTAGCTTTTGCTCTTGTGTCTACGGTATCTATCTGTCTAGCGTGCTTACGTGATAAATGAAATACTTTTACTGATTTTGGCGCTTTAAAACTAACAACATAATGTGGGGAAAACTCTACTTCTATCTGATGAATATTGGACTTAACTCCAAGGCCAGTTGCTAAGTCATGCACAGCTTCTGCAAGCCTCTTTTCTCGATTGGTAAATCGACACTCACCCGTTTTTGTGCAAGTTCCATCGGTATCCATTAGCCCTGCAAGCAGGCTTAACCGTTGTTGGTAACTGGCTCTTAAATAAATATCAGGAACATGTTTGTTATCTATGAGCCCAAGACCGCGAAGCTGGGTTCTTAGGCCTAAAATAGTGAGATAACATGTATCGCCTTGCGATTTCATGCTGGAAAGTTCGTATCCCGCTGATTTTATGAGTGCTAAATGCTCAATATCATCTTTGTGGTGACAAATAGCACCTCTATTCACTCTACCATCACCCAGCCACACTCCAAGCGTATAGGGGTCTATAGGAAGCTTTTGCGCGGGTACTTTTAGTGCGTCAGCAATTTCAATTCGATGACGAAGCCTTCCGCTGGGTGATCTAAGTGTTGTTGATATTTCTGCCGTGGTTACAACTTTAGCGGCATAAAGCGATGGCTTTTGACCGCGAGTATCAATAGTTTCCCATCGATGATTTGCATCTGAAATAATGACTGTTCCATCATCAAACTCAATTTCGTAGCATTTTCGGTTGTACAAAATTGGCGAAAGATATGTAACATTACAAGGCTTGCCTGTGTGATCGAATACCTGATCACCCACTTTTAATTTGCCTTGAGTTGTCCAACCTTTTGGTGTGGGCACTGCAGTATCTAAGGCTAAAGGTGCTGCGGCATAAACCTCAGCACTGGCTTCATTGTCAGCCACTAAACCATATAAACCAACCCCACCTGCAAGCGGTGACTTACCAGAGCCTTTGCCACTTTCGACATAACACATTCGAAATCGGCGGGTGTGGTCTTCTGCTTTCCAACCAAACAATGAACCTACGATAAAGGCTTGCCAGTCGAGCAGTTGAAACGGCTTGCCTTCGTGGTCGCCGCCACTTAGTCGCAATACTTTGGGGAAAAATGATATAGCCCGATTTGCTGCTTCTAAGTCAAAATAAAGGCCACGTTCGTGGCCTGTTTCTAAATCTTTTAGGTGCCGTTTGCAAGCGTTACGAATGTCTGGACCCGCTAAAAACTCACCTGATACTACTTCCTTTGCCCAACGTGTAACGTGGTCTTGATGTTTATCCAAAGAACTCGTCGAGGTCTTCTTTTTTCTTACTACCATCAGTTACCTGTACTTTGCTTCTTGCAGAAGGAGTGAGGCCAAACTCAACGAGATAGCCTTTAAAGCGCCGATCGGCATCTGCTAGCATTTGCACTGCTGGATTGGCTTTCATTAACATTTGTTCGACTTGGGTAAACTCTTTAGTTTCTTCGTCGACGTTCTCGCCAATAATTTTTACGCTTTGATATGTTCTGCCGTTTTTCTTTATTTCATCCCGTAATTCGAGGATTTCAGCATAAACATCACATAAACGCTCAAGGGCCATACCATCGGCTAGAGTTAGAACGCCCATGTCTTTAAGTAGTTTGGCCAGCTTTTTCCAAGCTGCTTTTGCGCGAGGGCTTAAATGGGATGGCATTCTAGGAACACCAGGCGCTAATTTTGGCTCTTTTTTATTAAGTGCACGTTTGCCCGGGTTACCAGTGACTAGCTTGAGCGCGGTGGGTGTAGCTTTTCTGCCAGCCGCCACTTTAACCTCGCTTATTTATTCCAATGATGATTAGGATCTGTTGGTTTGCCGTTTTCATCAGCGCCAAGCCTAACGCCTCGGTTCTCCATTATTTTCTTAGTGCTATCATGACAAGGTTTACAAAGGGGTTGCCAGTTATCGGTATCCCAAAACAGGGCTTGATTGCCTTGATGCGGTTTAATATGGTCAACAACGGATGCCGCTACAATTTTGTTTTCCTGTTCACAGAAACAACAAAGTGGATTGCGCTTTAAAAATGTTTCTCTGGCCTTCTGCCATTTGCCACCATATCCACGCTCTGCCGTTTTACGTTTGTCATCACGCCAGCTAATGTCTTTACTCATAGTTCATCTGGTTGATCTAAATAGTTTGGTGTTGCTGCTTGTTCAGAATCAGCAGCGATAAGTTGATCCATAATATCTAGATTACTATTAACCAATTGGCTAATAGCCGTTGTTTGCTGATTAAGCGCTTCAGTTTGGGCTTTCAACGCATCTATCAAGGCATCTATTTTACTCATCACTACACCCTAATTTAGATGTGGCTTTTAACGCTTCCATTCTAGCTTTATGATATTCAAGATCGCGTATCTCTGATGACTGAGTTCGGCGGTATTGAACAATAAAGAGGGCTATTGTTGATGCAATACCGAGCAATAGCGCAATATTACTTAACGATAAGAAACCGCCTATCGCAGTCGAAATAGAAGCAATATAGCTCCCAGTTTGAACGGTTTTATCCATAATTGGCGTCGTCATAGTTTTGTTAATCATATTTTCGCCTCCGATCACTCGGTAGACAGCTTTGATTTCTGATCACGGATCCAGTTATCTAACGTGACCCAATCAAGGTCACAGAGTGATATAACTTCAATTAGTGAGTTGGTGTAATTAGAAAGTTCTTGGTTTGTTTGGCTGGAGTACTCCGGAACCAAACATTTGCTTATCAGTTCCGCTGGAGGGAACACATAGACTGTCTTTGTTACGGTAACGGTTCGCACATTTGGCGGAATGCTCGAGCACCCGACTAATATCATTTGGGATATTAGCAGCACCCCAAGAAATCGTTTTCTCATCAGTTGTCCCGTCAAAAATCTGTAGCAGCTTTTTATTGCTGACGGCAAAATTCGTTTTTATTTCAGCTCGATTTAACTCGCGTTCGCTAAATGTCTTAGCCAGCAATGTCAAACTTTCTCGCAACTTAATCTTATCTAATTCAGCGACTTCCAACTCATTTGTGATAGAAGTCAAATCCCTTTCTAAGTATTCCCGGTTTTGCTCTGAAGTAGCAAGATCGCTCTTTAGTAGTGCTATTTGCCCCTGATTTACTTTAAAAAGCGCCATTAAACCGATGGTTAAGATAATCAGTAAACTGATAACTAACGTAATGATTTTATTCTTTAATGTGCTGAACATTTAGGTGATTCCCTCGCTCCAGAAAAAAGGTCTCATTTCGCGGTTCTGTATAAACATGGGAGCGAACGGTCAGGGAAGTGACGTGCCACAGGTTTGGACCCGCCCTCCCCCTTGCTGCAGTGCCGCAGTGGGGTCGCAGTGATTGATTTCATGGGTTTTATTTAATGATTTGACTGCTGACATCAAGATTTAAAACTCTTCTGTAATCGATTGCTATTGCGTTGAATTGGATGTTGATCGGGTAATAGCTATCTTTGTGAATCAATGCATCGTTGATGTCGGTCTTGTGCTCGAGCCCAAACGCCATAACATCTTTTGTTGCCAGGAGTTGAACAGTCATAACCAGCAACAGTTCGATACTGTGGAAGCAATAAAGCATCACATGCCTGAATGTATTCACCATCGTGTAAATGAGTTCGCATG